ACAATATTCTGGTGCCGTTTTAGTTAAAGACGATACAAATACCTGGATTCTTATTGGCGATTTGAAGGCGTAGTATAAAATGCTAACGTCGTTTGGTTTATGGTCATCATCAAAAGGAATGGTAGAAGTACCAAACCTTTCAAACCTTACAGTAGCACAAGCAATAACAGCAATAACTAACGCTGGTCTTGTTGCATCTAATGGTGGATCAACAAGTACATCTAACCCAGCCCTAGATGATTTTATTGCATCACAACTTCCAAATGCAGGAGAGTTAGTTGCGTATGAATCTTCTGTAAGTTTTATTTATTACGATTATGTTCCAACACCAACACCAACGCCGACTCCTACAGTCACGCCAACACCTACCCCAACACCAACACCTACTCCGACACCAACATCAGGTCCACAAACTGGAACAGTATACCTATCATATTGCTTGGGTGGAGTAGCAACTCAAGAATCATTCTTTGTGGATTCAAACAATATTGTTGTTCAAGATATAAATCAAGCATGTGCTGCTTATACTAATTTGTTAACAGGTATTGGTGCAACAAGTATTGCTTGTTCTATTACATCACAGCCAGCAGCACCAGTTTGTGCTGAAACACCAACTCCAACGCCTACACCAACAGGGCAACTAGTTTATTGGGCAACAGGATGCTGTAGCACAGGAAATAATCAGGTCACTGGAACAAGCAATGTAAGTCTTGCAAATGCACAAGACAATATGGATTCTTTCTGTACAGCAGGACTAATAACTAATATTCAAACTGGTTCATATTCTGGAACATCAAATATTCCTACTATAGATTGTGCTGTAACACCAACACCAACTCCAAGTCCTACTACAACCCCTGCCCCAGGAACTACTTGGTATTGCTCAACATTGTACGCCGATGCATCAACAGATCGTGGAACTGCTTCGTATGACGTTTCTGGCTCTCTTTGTGATGACTACGCTACAGCCTGTTCAACTTCTGGATACCCTGCATACCCTGCAGTACCTGTATGTACACCAACACCTACTCCATCGCCTACGACTACACCTACACCAACACCTACTCCAGACTGTACTCCTATTAATCAGGGTGTTGAAAATAGACAATGTAATGGAGTTTCAACACCAGTAACAATATTCTATAACCCTTGCACTGGTGCCTATACATGGACATGCCCTGACGCACCAACACCAACACCTACAACCACACCTGCACCAACCGCTACTCCTGCACCAAGCACTACTTGGTATTGCTCTACATTCTATGCCGATGGTTCAACAGATCGTGGAACAGCATCATCCAACCTTACTGGATCTGCATGCGATGACTATGCTACAGCGTGTTCAACTTCTGGATACCCTGCATACCCTGCAGTTCCAGCATGTGCTCCAACACCAACACCAGCACCTACTGCAACACCAGCACCTACTGCAACACCAGCACCTACTGCAACACCAGCACCTACTGCAACACCTACGCCAACAACTGGACCATTTGGAGCCTTTGGATTCTACAACTCAATTAGCGTATTGACAGAAGTTCTCGTTGCAGGAGCACCAGGATCAACCAAGCCTGCTGGTGAACTAAAGGTTGGAGATAAATTACTTGGATTAAGAATAGATGCCGATACAACAGACTGGACAACTTGGCAGTCATCAGACATTGATATAAATATAGACAATATTGTAGAAACAGAAATTACTTCTATTGACATATCAACAGAAGATGAATTTATATATGTTGATGGAGACTTATTCTCTAAATCTCACTATGTCTTAGTTAAGAAAGATGGAGTTGTTAAATTTATAAAGGCTCTAGAAATTGATAATACATATCAAATCTTCTCTCCAGTTACTGGTCAGTTTGTAGACATAACACTTGTTGAAACAGTTTATATGACACTTGAAAAGGTATCTATTAACTGCGAACCTTATGATAACTTCTTTACAACAAAAATGTTAGTGTTTGACCGCCCAGACACTCAATAGTCTGCTATGGTATAATTTTTAAATGGAAGAAAAAAATATAAAATCTGCATTTCATAAAATTGCTGAGATGGCTGGGTATATAAGAGATCCAGAATCAGTAAAGCCATGGGATATGATTAATCCAAACTCTGAGTTTTTATCAAAAGAAGAGTCTGAAGCAAGATATGAAATATGTAAGGCATGCCCAGAAATAATAAAATTAACAAGTCAGTGTAAGAAGTGTGGATGCTTTATGAAAGCAAAAACAACACTTGCAAAGGCATCTTGTCCGATTGGAAAATGGTAAATGGTAAAAGAAGAGATTGCTCCAGGAATAGTTGTTTACTCTGATGTTATAGATGGATATGAAACACTACCAAAAGATATTGAGGATGTTGTTGAAAGTGGTTTGGTTACCTGGTTTTCTGCACAGGTAGACGGAGGAGAAAATAAAAAGGTAAGAGATACTGATTCTATACATGTACCATTTCTTACTGATTTTAATAGACCGTTGCCAACACCAAAAGATTTTTTTGAAACCAATCTTTCAGAAATATTCTTTAATTCTTTCAATACATTAGAAGATGACTATAAGAGAGAGTACGGTATAGGATTTTCAGACCACTCATCGTATGATATTTTAAGATACGGTAAGGGCCAACTATTTACTAATCATATTGATGACCATACAAAATACCCAAGAAGAATTTCTTTAGTTTATTATTTTAATGATAATTATAAGGGTGGAGAGATAAATTTTCCAAGATTTAATGTTAGTTTTAAACCTAAAGCAAATCAACTGATTATGTTCCCATCATCATATGTTTATAATCACTCAGTATCAGAGGTAACTGACGGAACAAGGTATGCCGTTGTATCATGGATCAATTAATATTCGTTAGTATAGCAAGTTATAGGGATCCAGATCTTGTAAATACCGTAAAAAGTTGTTATGAAAATGCACATAATAAAGAAAAGTTATTTTTTTCTGTATTTTCACAAGCAGAAGATGTCGAGCATGCAGATCTATCTTTTATTCCAAAAAGTCAGATAAGGTATTTAAAGACACACTGGTCAGAAAGCAAAGGTGCTTGCTGGGCAAGATCTATTGCTACAAAAGATATTATTGGTGAGTATTTCTTACAAATAGACTCACACTCAAGATTTACAAAAAACTGGGATACCCTAATTATTGGTAACTACGATAAATCAAAAACTTTTTGGGGTAATCGATTGATTTTGACAAACTATCCAGACCCGTTTGAGTTAACAGAAGACTCTTATACAGAGTTTCCGTATGAATCATTAAAAAAGATTGAACCTATTTGGGATGAGGAAAAGGGGATTGTTGTATCTAAGATGCCCTGGTCTGATGTGGTAGATCAGGAGTATGGAGATGAGACAATTCATATTTGTGCTGGATGTGTATTTACAACTACAGAAATAATGAAAGAAATACCGTATGACGATAGTATATATTTTGAAGGAGAAGAATTTTCTCTTGCACTTAGAGCATACACAAGAGGTATAAGGATTGTATGCCCAACAGTAAAGTTCATGTTTACAAACTATAACCTTGTAAACTCAAAAAGGCATGTGCATTGGCAAGATAACCCAGAATGGGGCCAGATGAGACAAAAATCAGACAAGCGTTTATCAGAAATCCTCTCTGGAACTACAGAACTTGGTGAGTACGGAATAAAATCCCCACTACTCTTTGAACAGTATCAAAAAATAGTGGGGATTCCGATTAATAAGAGTCCTAATGATTAGTTAGGAAATTGAGTCATTAACGATCTTGTTCTAGGAGTAAGGCCATGCCAAGCAGACCAGTTTTCTCCTCCATTGCTCATATGGTATGCAATTTGAGCATTAAGCACTGGGTTAAATAGTTCAGCATTAGAGGCAAGTTCAAACTTATCTCTTCTATCTGGACCAAGCATTCCAAGCATATTAATTTGAAAAATTCCATATGAAGAGTCTCCAGTTTTTACATTTCCATTAAATGCAAGAGGTCTTCCATTAGATTCTTTTTTTGCTACCGCCCATGCCTCAATAAGGTCTTTACCCTTAAAGCCAACCAAAGAAAGCATCTTCTTTAGTTCAAGGTCAGTAAGAGATGTCTTGTTAACAAAACTCTCTAACTTTTCCTCCTTAGAAACCAAAAAAACCTCTTGCGAGGTTGTTGTCACGATCTGAGCCTGTTCGGGTTTTAAATCATTAATAGAAGCATTAGCAGAATTAGACATAATACTGACTAAAGCAGAAATACTGAGTATGCTAATGATCTCTTTGTTTCTTTCGATAAATTTAATCATAGTTTCCTCCTTAGAAAACAATAACACCCTGGTGGGTGTCTACTGATAAGTATAGCATGATTTTGGCCACAAAAGCAAATAATGTGCATGGTATAATAAATATATTATGGCAACAACAGAGCCCTGGAATCTAGAATATCCTCTTGCTGAGGATCCAGTAAACGTACACGGAGATATTAAAGATCTTGCTACAAGCGTTCAAAATGCTCTTAATAGTATAGATACATCTATTATTCAGGTTAGCGTTATTAATACTTCTGGAGAGACTCTTCCAGCAGGAACGCCAGTTTATGCAACTGGATATACAACTGCTACAACAGTGTATAAGTCACTACCAGAAACAGTAAGTCCAATATTAGGGCTACTAAAGACCAGTTTGACAAATAACCAATCTGGTATATGTGTTGTTGCTGGAGTTTTAAAAAATATAAACACTTCAAGTTTTTCTGATGGAGATACTTTGTATGTAGGCTCAAGCGGTGGTCTTGTAGGGCAGGCAGTAGATGGAAGCAAGCCAACTGGAGCAGGCGGAGCAGTTGGAGTTGTAGCGTATTCAAATGTCAGCGGAATAATAATAGTAGAGGCAAAAGGCAACGGTACTTGGGGAGCACTCAAGAATGGTCTGGCCTAAACATGGTATAATTTAGTCATGGCAATACAAAGAGGATCTGCTTCATCATACGATATAGGAAATAAGCCACCAACAGTTCTATGGACAGTTGTACGTGGAGATACCTCTGGATTCAAGGTTTATGTTACAGACGATCAAAAACAACCTTTGGTTTTAAAAGGTGAAGGATCTGAGTGGAGCATTGCCATGAAGATTAAAAGACCAAACTCTGCTCCTGGTGTTATCACAGATGATGCAGTTACGATTATGGCATTGCATCCAGTCGCTGATGAAGATGACTTGGTTGGAGAGTTTACAGTTTGGCTTACAGCAGAAGAATCTAATGTCTTGCAGACAGGAGACATCTTTGATATTCAGGTTAGCGACCCAACAAGAGTCTGGACAG